TCTCATTAGTTCTGCCATCAGGACGGGGATATTCATGGACGGGGTGGTGGAATGGATATCCATGGCGAGAAAAAATCTTTTCATAAAAAAAGCTTATTCCGCTACCCCAATCAAATTTGTATCGCAATCTAGTGGTTTCTGAAGTCCAGACCCGTTCTATTTCTTCTCGCCAACCTTTTTCAAGTACCTCATCCAAATCAAGACTGATAACAATATCAATATCACGAGGCAATAAAGCAATAGCAGCGTTACGAGCCAAATCAAATCGCCAAGGACTAATACAAATGTCATGCACCTTAGCTCCGCATTCAATAGCTATTTTTACTGTATCATCTGTTGATCCAGTATCTGCAATGCAAATTAAATCGGCATCTTGAGCAGAATCACAAAATCTTTGGACAAATTCAGCTTCATTCTTTGATATTGCTGAAACCGCTATTTTTAGCCTTTTTGTCATGTTCTATTCCATTCTTTAAAATACTGCTGTTCGGCAAGTTGCCTTGCTTTGGCGGCATCTTCAATGCTATTAAATCGACCAAGAGAAATTGTTTTGTTTTCAACTTTAATTGATGCTTTCCATCGTTGAGTGTAATTTTCAAAAGAAACGCCTTTTACGCCAGACTTGTTTGCTTTTGATAACCCAAGATTTTTGCCATTTTGAGAGTTTGTAGCTTCTCTTAAATTGCAAATACGATTGTCAGTTTTGACACCATTTATGTGGTCAATCTGATCTTTAGGCCATTCACCATGGTGTAAAGCCCATGCAATTCTGTGAGCTTGCCATCTTTTAGATCCAACACAAATACCAAGATAGCCACTGTGCAGCAATGTACCAGCGGCTTTCTTTTTTATCATGCCTTTACCTTTGGCAATCCAACGGATAACACCAGTGTCAAGGTCATAAGAAAACAATGTTTTAATTTCATTTATATTCATGCTTTCTATTATGCCACAACATTGCTATTCCTATACTATTAAATTAAGGTGCGTCAGGCCAAGTAATTGTCCAAGGAAATCCCGTTTGATTGGGAACATCCCGCAAGGCTTGACGATAGGTAGCCCATACTGCTTTGTCAACAGGAGCATCTGCTACTTGTGTCCAATCACAGTCTTTCAGTTTCTCATCCCTTGAAGCACGAACACTCTTAGCCTGTTCAGCATCCTTAATAGCCTTGTAAGCGGCTTCATGCTCTGCGGCTGTGGTTGTTACACCCTCAACAGTAGTGTCTGTAAAGACAGGGCCAAGGATGTACTTTGTGTACCACTTACCATCAATCTGCTCTACACCAGAGGCTTGAGAGTATTGGTAAACAGTTCCACCAGTAGCTTGTGCGCCTTCAAAGACTACATCAGCACCTAAAGCCGTTAAGACTTCAGTTGTTGTTGTCTCCCATGATGGGCCGCCATTAGCTTTTGTGTATGCACGAAACTCTGCTTCGTACATTACTTGTCCTGATTGTGTTCGTATTTGCATGATTGTTCCCAATGAAATTTTTATGCGATAGCCAAGAAGATGTATGAGCCGCCAGAGGCATTGATGGCAGTTAAAATGGTTGCATCTAATGCAAAGCCTGTTGAAACTGTTGTAACAGAACCAAGCGTTGCAACTTCAGCATTTGTGCTGTTTAACCACAAATACGGGTCTGTTAATACTGTCATGCCACGGGCTGTGTCGTACACATACCAATCGCCAGTTGAATCAGTGCGCTTGATAAGAACAAACCTAGCACCACCTGTAAATCCACAGTTAATTGTCTGTGTAGAGCCATTGCCTGTGTAGCTTCCTACTTTGGAAACACCAGCGCAGGTTGAAAATAGGTAGGCGACAAAAGTAAAACCATTACTATTTGTGTTTGCAGATGTCCCAACACTAAAAACACTTGATGTTGGAGATGTAGAGTTCCAAATTGCTGAGTTTGTGGCTTTAGCGGCAGTGCTATTTAAAAACAAATACTCGCTTGCTGACAAAGAAGAACTATAAACAGCCCATTGACCAGTGTCATTTCGGCATTTTGCAATCATCAACTCAGGTACAACACCTAAGTTATGACTAAATGTTGTAGCACTCCCCGTCCCTGTATAGCAAACCACATCAAAGAAGCTGGGGGCGCGTCTAAAAAGCAAACCAACCCATGTGCTTACGTTGTAAGAAAAAGTGAAACCAAGCCCATTTTGGTTATCGTATTTATTGATTGTGCTTGTTTCTGAACCTGTTGAATTTGTAAGCAAACTTACTCCCCCGCCAACAAGACGAGACCCAAGATAATTATCAGCTGTAGTAGACCTGTCTTTTATAAAATTTAAATCAATAGGAAAACCTGCGTTAAATGCAAGAAACTCAGGTGATGACTGCGATGCTGTTCCAATAATTGGCTGAAACACACTAGTCCCCACAGTAGGCACTTTCATCGGGCCTCTACGAATGGCTATGTAGATGTAAGGTGAGTTACCAAAAAATAAACCACTGATTTCAAAGCCTGTAGCCGTTGGATGACCAAAGCCATTACCAGTTCCTTCAACAGAGGATAAATTTGCGTACAGCACATTGTCTGTGCCTCCATTGACCCAACCACGCATAGTATCTAAAAGATACCAATCCCCTGCTGAATTTTTACGTTTTATAAGAACCCATTGAGGCTCGTATCCAAGCGTAACAGTTGCTTCACTATCACCATTAGTAGTAAATTCCCCACACGAAATCACATTGTCTGTACCAGTTAGGCCAAAGCCCCCTGCGTCATGGGCAAATAGGTAGGCAACGTAGGTTGCACTAGCTGAATTGTTGTAATATCCTACAGTAAATTGTGTTGATGTTGGCTCTGTGTTATTCCATAAACCACTAAAAACTTCTGAAGCGGCTGTTGAAGAAAGATATATACCTTTTGTTGCCCCTAAAGAGCGATGATAAGACGGCCAAGGTTGATTTCCACCAAGGTCTTTAACAACTATAAATCCAGGAACAGAACCTAAATTATGTGTAATGGTTCTGCTACTAGCATCATCACCAGTCCATGTTACAACATCAAAGAACTTTGGTTGCTTTCGGAATGACCATGAAACAAGAGTGTTGCTTGACGTGTTGATATTGCCACTAGTACCAATGCTAAAACCATTATTGTTAAACGCTGTTAATGCATCAGGTGTAGAGGTTTGTCCCCCAACAGAATCAGAACGCAAAGCATTAGCTATGCTTCTAGTGGTATCGTACAAGTAATTGTTTCTTGTGTCGTTTCTAGCTTTTAACCAAAGCAATCCACCTTTAGTAGAAAAGTCAATTCCATTAGTGATGGTTTGTGCGGAGCCTGTGCCTGTATAGAGCCACGTTTGGAAAACTTCCTCAATATACGCTGGCACAACAGGAACACCACCACCAAAGGCATCGTAAGAAGCCGCACCACTTGTAGCTTGTAATGGCATAGTGTTAAGCCTTAAATTGTGTGTTGCTTGCCAAGACTGTGAAAGTCGCACTTCCCGTCTTGATAATCAAATAACGATAGCTATCAATGCCACTAGCATTACCAGCAGTAGGCGCACCACCTAGCCATCTTGTAGTAACACCAGAAGTCGTACCATCAACTTGCACAGCAGAGTTGTAGTAAGCAGTAGAGCCTTGAGTAACTAAGAAAGCCACAGTCATTGATTGACCTGTAGTCATCAAAGTATTCAATGAAGTACCGCTAGAGCCTCTGAAGTTAACTGTCCAGTTAGCACTTGCGTTACTTGTGTAGTACAAGACTGACTGAGTGGTAATGTCGTAGTTGATTGTGCCTGTAGCCGCAGTAGCTGATACTGTTGCTACCTCTGCTGCATCGTTTAGGATTGTTGCAATTTTTGAGCTTGTACCAACAAAAGATTGAGTACCTGTCCAAGTGTTATCAGTTGTTAAATCAGCAACTGATGGTCCTGTAGGTCCAGTAGGCCCGTTTGCTCCAATACTTCCTGTTGGACCTGTAGGTCCTGCAACTGTACTAGCTGCCCCCGTAGATCCCGTAGGTCCAGTAGGTCCCGCCACAGAAGAAACTGCACCTGTAGGTCCTGTGGGGCCAATATCGCCCGTGGGTCCTGTAGGTCCAACTGCCCCATTATTTCCTGCCGCACCTGTGGGTCCTGTAGGACCTGCAACTGTAGATGCCGCACCAGTTGAACCTGTCGGACCTGTGGGGCCAGTAATTGAAGTTCCTGTGCTACCTGTAGGACCTGTAGGACCAACAGATCCTGTTGGACCAAGGTTGGTATACATCACTTGAGTTGCAGTGAAAATAATAGATGGCGTTCTTGGATAGCCACCACTTGCCGCAAGTGTTTCTAATTGAACATTTGTAGTTGCTGTTTGCCAATAAACTTGAATGTAATCAGAAGCAGCAAGTTGCAAAACAAAATTAACTGTAAAAACTTCTGATGAATATGCGCTACCTTGTTTATCAGGAACATCGTAATGCGAATTAGTATCTGCTAAATTTGCGCCATTTTTACGCAACCAAATTTGCGTTGATCCATTTGCTGTGCTTGTATTTGTAAATTGAATTGAAAATGTCAGGCTATAAACACCTGCATTGGCAAAAGTTACACGACTACTTGAAACAACAGATACGCCATTGTTTGCCGCATCCGCAGTATTTATGGTAATTGCTTGCGGAGTATTTATTGCTCCAACAGTTTGAGTTGTTGTGTCCCAAAAAGAACCCCAATAAGCCAAAGCACCACCTGGCCCTGTAGGTCCAAGTGCGCCTGTAGGTCCCGTGGGTCCTGCAATTCCTGTACTACCTGTGGGTCCAACATTTCCTGTATTTCCCGTAGGACCTGTGGGTCCTGCAACTGTTGAGGCAGCTCCTGTAGATCCAGTAGGTCCTGTTGCGCCCGTAGGT